AACTCTTGCTTACGTCCATCTACTGATTCAATTATAAAACGAATTCCTTTATTAAGATAAGAAATATTTTTTATTTCAGAACAAACCCTGTCGTAAGTAAATGTTTCTGTCATATTCTGAAAAACTTCTTTGTCTGGAATAAACCCGACAATTGTACCAGTTTCATTGGTATTATTAGTTTTTTCTGAGTAATCAATAAGATTACCTTCTTTAAACTTTGCTTCGGCAATTTTACCGTCTCTAATACTTTTAACAAAAAAAGTTTTAGATGACATACAAACTGCTGTACCACCAATACCATTAAGACCGGAGCTATTTTTATAGGCCCCTTTATCAAATTTTCCGCCTGTGTGAGATTCTGTATAAATGGCTACAAGAATATTTCTTCCGTCAATTATGCCAAAAGGAACTCCTCGTCCATAATCTCTTACTTGAATAGAGTTGTGTTCCTCATCAACTTGAATATGAATTTTATTGCCATAACCAGCTAAAGCTTCGTCAGTTGAATTATTGATAATTTCCTTAAACGCTTGATAAATTCCATCTGTATCATCACTTCCGAGATACATCTGAATCCTCTGTCTCATTGCATTACGAGTATCTAAATGTTTTATGTTTTCTGCTGTATATTCATTATACATTTTTCTCCCTCCTTTTATAATATAATTATATCATAAAATAAACAAAAAGTCAAGAGTTAATCTTGATTTCTTTTTATTGTATTTATTCTTCTACTTTAATCCATAGTCCACAATGACATTCCTCTCCTATTGGAATTTCTTCTCTAAATTCCTTACAAGGACAAACTTGATCGTCTGTATATAATTCCGGATTAACACATGGGCAATATGGCTTTCCATACTCATTCTTAATTGTCTTTAATTGAGAAATAATTTCTTCTTTTAATTCTAAATCGTCTGTAAATTTTTTCTTCATAATTAATCCTCCAATTGTTTTTTAATCTCGCTTATATCTTGAGCAAACTGATTGGAACTTGCTAAAGTTATTCCTAATACTTCATCATATCTTGGCTTATCATTTGGAATAAATCTACCAAACTTTACAATAATATTGTTAAATTTAAATAATTTTTTTAATTTATCTTTAATTTCACTGGGATAGTATCCAGTATATATAACTATGGGGTCAAAGCATATCTGTCTAAATCTCCAAATAAAAGCATACATATCATCAAAAGTATCAAATCCTTCAAGTCCACCTATTACGACCGCTTCAGTTATATCATTATTTAAATATCGCTTAATTAATTTTGCGTCATCAATTTCAAATACAGGGGCATTAGCAAGATAAGAATTTTGGCAGATATTTTCCCCGCATTCTTTATCACATTTAAAACTACATTTACTTGTACCAATAAATAACGAAGGTACTTTATAATTAACAAAATCTTCTTCTATTAAACCAGTTATTTTCATTTCCATCTCTCCTATTATAATATCATACATAATTTTTAAAGTCAAGGTATAAACCTTGACTTTATTTTTAGAGATTATCTGATAATTGTCCTATCTCATACCACTGACGTTTATTAAATTCTTTCTTTCTTGCTGAAGAATAATTACGACTTGGAACAAGATAACCCACTATTCTTTGGTATGTATCAATTATCTTTCCTCCGCACTCTGGACAGGTTGAACTACCAACAAAGCCATGATGATTTTCACATTCATTGATTTTGCTATTAAAAGCAAAATAAATTACTTTATTTTCAGCAAGATAGTTTAACATCTTCCATGCGGATTCCTCAGTTGGAAACTCACTTTCGATATTAATATGAGATATTACGCCTCCCCCACACTTCTTGTCAAAGAGGCTACTTAATCTAACCTTTTCTTTAATAGTACATTTTGCTGTTAATGGTATCCACTGATTAGATAAAATCTCATGTGTTTTTTCTTCACCGAATATAAGTCTATCTTTTGCGGCAAGTTTTACTGCGGCACTTTCACCCATTCTGTTACTTTTATGACCAAATATCTTTATGGAAGTTTATTTGATATTTTTCAATAATATTTGGATTATCTTTTAAAAATTTTTTATATTTTCTAGTTTCAAAACCTATTTCATCATCATAGACAACTTGAAAAGATAAATTATGCTTTTGACAATATTCATTAGCACTTCTTTGCTCCATTTCAAATCGTTCTTTATTTTCGTAGAGCTGAACATTTTTTCTACTTTTTAACTCAACTAAAAATTCATTGTTAATCAAAACATCTGGAGTGTAATGATGATTATTCTCAAGTTTAATTTTGAAAGGTTCTACACTATAATTTATTACCTTTTCATTGTTTTCTAAATCTATAAAAAATTTTAATTCTAATAAACTTCTAAAGAAAAAAGTTCTTTTATTTTTAATGGAATACATAAAACCTTGAATTCCTCTGCCCATAGGGGAATTTTTATAACATCCTCTCTCCCAAGCATCAGAAAGTTTTTGTCGCGTTTCCTCCGAAACACCGTTGTGTTTAAAATAATCCTTTAAAGATTTGGAAATTTTTTCTTTTATTTCTGGAGTTCTTTCATAAACATAAGTTAGTTTTCTTCCGGTTAAAGATTTAGAAATATTTTCTTTTCTTTCTTTTGAAAATTCCGTTCCATATGAAGAATTTCTTCTACCTGCCTTCTTTTGTGTTTTTACTGGCAGTTGTTTTAATTTTTTATTCATATTAGAATAGCATACTCCATAAAGGGCCGCTATTTCAGCAACAGTTAAAGTTAATTCATCATATAGGAATATTATTGTATCTAAATCTTTTTCTTTTATTTTTTCAATAATTTGAGTATCAGTAATTATTAATTCTGGTTTTGAATTATTTCTTATAATTATTTCTTTTTCCCAAATTATTTCACCAATAATTTTTCCACTGCTATTTTTTATATTCATAAAATCACTCCTTTATATATTTGGCGGAAAAGGTTCTTCTTAAAGATGTCTTTACATCTGACCTTTTCTCTCACTCTTCAATATATAAGTGAGTTCAGACTATCGCATCTCGAAAATTTTCAAATTTCGAGCCTCTACATTTAGTCGTTCACGCTACCATTACGCTTGCGCCCTGTCAACTATACCCGTGCATTAATATAGCCTTCCAAGTCAATTAGTAGAGGTTTAAAGTGCCCAGTTTTAAGGGAGTTTAGGCACTGATTCAAGATTAATCTTATAATCCTTATCTTTTACAAACTCTTCTTTATTATGATTCATCGCATCAAAAATTTTTGAAGCAAAGATAATGCCATCATCAGAGTAGCTCTTATTACCAAATTCATCGGTATTAATATAACCATAGATTTCCATTACTTCATATAAACCTAAAAACGTATTATCTATTATTTCTAATAGTACTGACTATCTTTTAACATTAACCCTTGTTAATGCTATTACTCTTTCGGTATTTCACCTACTTCGTTATCCACGAATAGTCGATACAGGCAGTTATTTTCTATTATCTCTTAAAGGATATTTATATTTTTTTTCATTACGATACTTTATTACTTTTCCACTATTTATATTCTGAATAGTAGAATATGAAACTTCATATTTTTTTGAAATTTCTTTTAATGAAAGATTGGTATTTAATATGATATTGCAAATTTCATCAACTATATCTGGAGACAATGTAGTTTCTTTTCCTTTTTTGTGATAATTTTTTCTAATAGGATAATCAATACTCTCATCATATCCTTTTCCCCCATGATTAATCTCACTAACCGTCATCTGACTTACATTGAATTTTTTTGCAATTTCTTTTTGAGAGAGAGTTGAATTTTTTAATAATTTTTTTATTTGAGGATAAATAATTTCAGCTTTTTTCATTTTTCCTAATCTTATAGGATAATTTATATAATCTCTATGCCAAGCTCTACCTTGATTGATATCATGAAGGTAAGATAAATCAATTTCATATTCATTTGCTATTTGTTTTAAGCTTTTGTCGAGTTCATATTTTAAAGAATATGTTAATTGTTTAATTTTTTCTTCTGTATATCTTGATTGCCGCAGAGGATAATTTAATTCTGGATTATAATATGCTTTTCCTCTATTGATTTCTGAAATTTGTCCTTCAGATATATTATATTTTTTTGCTAAGACTTTAAAAGGCAAGACATTTTGAATTATTTCATCAATTAATTCCATTAAAACATCTTCGCTCTTTATTTTTGCCATTGGATTATTTACTCCACTTCCTATTCCATCTCCTCCAATAGCTATGTTGTACCCATTTGGGACAATACTATTATATTTTTGTATCCAATATTTTTCTCTCTCATCATAATTTACTACATCAGTTTCTAAGATTGACATAGTAAAATGTTCAATACCATATTTATTCATTGCTTTAGTAATAACTTGAGCATTTGGTTTATGTTTTACTAAAGAGCAATATTGTTCCCATCTTTGTTTAGGATTAACAGTTTGCCCTATATAAACCTTATTGTTAATATCATTTTTTATAATATAAATATCTTTTTTCTTATGATTATGTCTATTCATTTTAATAACCTCCCACGGGATTAGCATATTTTCAACTTAGCCTTCCCCGTTAGCCACCCTTGTGACCCCAATAATTTAAATTGGTTAAGTAATATCTGGCTCTTTAGATTGAACCAACTGTACAGAACATTTTATCCATTTCCATGCCGCCATCAACAAAGTTAGGTAATAAGCCTTTTTCAATATTTCTCTGAATAATATGACGTACGACATCAAGAGCCTTCATATTTATATCCTGAATATATTTAAGTCTTTCTAAAAATTCTTCCTGATTATCTGGATGCTCAAGAGCAATTGCTTCAAGATTCATTGTAGATACCTTTACAGAACCAACTGAAAGAGCAGTTCCGCCAATAGAGTTAATAAAGGGGTCAAGCTGAGTTGTATCACTGATTAATCTACAGCAATTTGAGAGAGCCCCTGCTGTTTCACTGATAAAGAAATTAGAGTCATTCCATTTTCTATTGTGATTTGAAGCCCAACGAGCAAATTCTTCATCTACAAATTTTCCATCTTTATAGATTAATGAATATGTTAATACTGGATAAGTAAAAAGTTGAGTCCGGCGTGTTTCTGAAATTACTTCCATAAATAATTTCTGAGCATCCATGATTTCTTCAATATAATCTATAACAAATGTTCCATCTGGATATTCTCTGCCGCCAAAAAGTTCTTCAAGATATACTCTATCAAAAATACTTACATTAGAAAAAACAGTTTGGGTCTGGTCGCGATAGAATTTCTGATTAAGTCTAAACACTAATTTTTGGTAAGCCTGTTTTAAATAATATTCTGGTGAAACTAAGAAATAATTATTTTCAACATCTTTCTTCCAAAAATAGAACATCCATATAATAATATCTGGGATACCTACTGCCGTTTATCTATATGTTTCCATATAGCCTGACTATATTTTCCTACAACCTTTGTTGTAGTGTTTCTCTTTCCTCCTACGTACCAATAGTAAGAGTACTCCACTTAACGTGGATAGTCGATACAGGCTTCGTTAAAATTTTCGTAATGGATAGGACAATCCTTCACGAACATATTTTTTAGATGTGCCGCGATTAATTTGTTCAATCGCTTGTCTATTTACATTATATTTTTTTGCGATAGATTGAATACTATCTTTGGTTTGAGATAAGGCAAAAATAATTTCAGAGACTTGCTCATATGTGAATAAAATTACACCAGAACTTTTCCAATTCCTTATTGGATATTGAATATTATCTCTGTGATGAGCAGTACCATTATTTATTTTAGAAATTGCATGGACTTCAACTCCATATTCTCGAGCAATATCTCCATTAAATCGGTAAGTATATTTAAGCAGTTCTATTATATTATCAACATCTTCTTCTGTAAGTTTCCCGTTTATATTGGAATTTTTTCTAATTGGATAATTTTCATTTAAAGATGCTCTACTAATTCCCTGATTAATTCTTAATACTTGTTTTTTAGAAATCTTATATTTTTCTGCTAATTGAGATAATGGAATCTGTGTTTCCGCTAAATCTTTTTTTAATAAAAGAACTTCTTTGTCAGAAATTTTTGTGCTTGGATGGTCATCACCAGAAAATCGAGGAGGTTCGTTTCCACCCTCTAAGATATTATAACCAAAAGGCGTTTTGCTATTATAATATTTAATCCAAAACTTTTCCCTTTCATTATAATTCTCAACTTGTGTTTCAAGAATTTCAAACCAAAAATGTTCTTTTCCATATTTTTGTATTGCCTTATCAATTAAAGAATTATTGTAATTTCCTTTACAATGAGATTTAAATCTTTTTTCACTATTTAGTGCCTGTCCTATATATACCTTAGTATTTATATTGTTTTTTATAATGTAAATATCTTTTTTAACGATTCCCACGGGACTAGCATATGAATTATTCATATTCACTTAGCCTCCCCCGTTAGCCGCAATAAGCGACCCCACTGGTAAGCGGAAAAGAAACAAAAGGGCGCATTTTAAGTTCACCCGAACTTCTATTAGACATAAATGAAATATATTCAATTACATCATCAAGGAATGTCTGCAAATGACGTGGCGGCTCATTATTATAGTTATCAATAAAGAATAATCCTTCTTTGGCAAGGCGGCTTAAATCATATGCAAAACAATATGGAAAGTAAGTCGCTGAAGGTGCGTCATGCATATAAAGATACGGACCAAGTTCAAGACTTAACCATTCACGTGCAGTCTGAATACCATACTTCTTTTGAAGTTCGTAAAATATTTTGTTAAAAGCAATCAGTTTATCATGTGGCTTTCCTTTCTCCTTACAAAGAGATTGTATATCCTTGCTACTTACATTGGCGTTTGAGTCAATAGTATTATCAGCTGTGTTTTTATTATCTTTTGTAAAATTATCAATAAAATCTCCATAATTCATCTGAGTATCATGCAGACCATTGAGAAGTTCGAATTCCTCTCCGTATTTTTCTATTACTTTATTATATTGAGTTGTGAAATTTTTATTGGTTTTAATATTAATCTTCATATTATTCCACTCCTTTATTTATCATATCAACTGCTTCCTTAAATGTCAGCATTTCTCCATCTACTTCAAGCATTGGCAACTTACTAATATTTCTTTCTGCCATTAATTTTGTATCTTTGCAAACCTCAAAAGAAATATTAGCATTATTCAGCTTCTTTTCAAGAACCTTGCACTTGGGACAATCCACTGTATATAAAATTATATTCATATTATGACCTCCTGTTTATTTTATATAATAATTATATCATAAAATAGAAAAGAAGTCAAGTGATTTGACTTCTTTTACTGTGTTATATTTATAAGTGATTTTTTAAAAATCATTTTATAATTATTTCAGACGATATTGATTAAATGACTTCCCACTTCATCATTTCGTCCATAATCATATGAATATATGAGTTGCCGCCACGTGAATCATAATCTTCATATAAAATACATAAATCTTCCCTTATTCTTCCAGGAAGTTTCTTTTCTCCTTTATATTGCTCATATATGCCTGTAATATCATGTCTTAACATATTGCAGCTTGTAATTTCTGCTTTTTCATTGTATTCATGAAGTTTTTGAAATTCTTTTTCCATATTTTGAAAATCTTCCTTAGTGGTTTCTTTAATTGTATTAGCAAGCCATTTTTTAGGTTTTTTAAAAATCAATGTAAGTAGTGCAACCATTGATAAAATACCCCCAGCCGCACCACCAATAAGTTTAATTAATTCAATAAAAGCCAAAGATGTCATATTATCACCTCTTTATTAAATTGTCATTATGATATTTTGTAGTTACTTTATACGATGATTCTGTAAAAATTTTTTTGAAAGTTAAACTACCATAATCCCAATAAGGAATACGTAACAATGGAATATTATGCACTAAACAATATTTATTCTTTTTTCTATCCCACTCTAAGCTTTTTTTAAATCCAAAAATAGTCTTATGAAAATGTTTAATAAATTTAAAATGTTGTTCTCCATCTGTTTCTATAATACAAAAGATTTTATTATTTTTATAAATAACAAAATCAAATCTAAGAGGGGTATTACTACAACCATTTAAATCATCAAAACTAACTTCTCGTTTAAAAGTGACATTGTTTTGCCGCAAAATTTCTGCTACTTTAATTTCCAATTTACTACTTTTATGGTTCATTTATCTCGTCTCTGGTTGCATAACAAGGCTTATGTTCGCATTTAGGAGGGATATATACTGGATAAGGCATTGGCATAAAGGTTGGCGTACCATTAAATGGATGATAGCAAGGTACTTTACCTGGCTCAATATGAATTGTTTCTAAGTGGTAATACTCTTTATCATCAATAGGAATACCATGAGGATATTTAAGCATTAATCTTTTAATTCCTTCTTCTTCATTAAGACCTCTCTCCCACTCATAAAATTTACATTGTAAGTCTGCGTGAAAGGCAGTTGTGTTGATTATTGTTTTAGGTTGTTGATTAATAATTATTTCTCTTATTTCTAATAATGCCTTATTAATTAATTCTTTATCCTTGTCTGAAATTTCGCTCTTAATATTCTTATAAAATAAGTCGGTGCCTTCACTAATTTCAAAATGACCATCTTTTACAACTGTATTAAGATATTCAAATATTTTTTTAGAATCTTCCAAAGAAAATTCATTTTTTGTATTTTTAAAAGTTTGATTCCAATTTGATGAATCTGAAATAGAATCATGCTGTAGAGTTATAGGAGCATAAATTGAAAGACCGGTCTCTGTTTTTAATAATGAAATTATTAATTCTCCAGAAGTATAATTGTCCTTAATTAAATCGGGGTTTTCGATTATTTCTTCCTGAGTTGGATATCGTTCTGTTCCATCAAAATTGCCAAAAATAGTATCAAAAACAATTGGAATAGTGATAGTAAATTTACCATTATCTATTGAATCAATAATCTCTCTTGCTTGGATATAATCTGCCAAATAAGTCTCAGAGCTTACAGGTAAATAATTATAAGATTTTGAAGTATCTGTAGTCGTAACAGGGGGATAAGTAAAAGAATCTAACGGTAACAATGAAAATAATTTATTATCATCTATTGTAGTTCCAAAACTTGTTTCTGGCTCAATATACTCTGCTTTAAACATAATTTGACATTTATCTACACCATAAACAAAATTATAGTGATTAACATCTTCTGCCTTTAGAGCAAAATAAGTTCCTTCTTTACCCGCTTTTGTTACAATTTTCTCTGGCATGTAATCGTTTCCAAAAGGAATGCTGGTACCTTTAAAATCAGGATGAATACAATGTAATTCTAAATTTTCACATGGTCGCCCAAGAATATTTTCAATTAAAAGAGCTGTTCGTAAATAATCTGCTCTGATATTACAAACAGGAAACTTCTTACAGGTAAAACATTTTACATGAACTTTTGTATGTGGCGGCGGAAGCATAGGTTCAAAGATTGGGGTTAAACAATGCTCATGTCTGTACACAAAAATCACCTCTCATTAATGATATAAAAAAGGAGAGATAAAAATATCTCTCCTTTCCTTCAATATAAAGTGATTTTTTATCAAATAATTTTCAATGAATTAAGCTTTATCAACTAACTGCGAAAAATCACAATCCGATGCGTTCTTATCGTCTCTAAAACAAACAATTTTACCATGACGAAGTGTATAATCGTCACTAATCTTTTCAATTTCCATTGCAGTAAGTTCAACAACTTTATATTTCCACTGTTCTGGCTTTTCGACTATTTCTTTTTTTAGAATATCTGTAATGCCCGATATCCAACAAATATGATATGACTTACCATCTTTCATTACTGATATTGAAATAGCACTTGCCCAGTCATTATAATAAGCTTTCGTTATTGGAATCCATACCTGTCCATCGCAATACTCTTCAAATTTACACTCGCAAGTTTTTTCTCCAGTTTTTACATTTTCCCAGTAAGGCCAAGTTTGGATTTCTTTGCCTTTATATTCTCTTGTTGCCGGCTTAAAATCTCCATCAATAAAACCGTCAATTGTGTCATTAAGTTCTTTCTTCATTTTCAAGGTCATTCTCGCGGTTCTTTTGCCAGGTAGATAAGCACAATCCTTACGAGTAATAACGATTCCTTCTCCTCCTGCCGCAATAGTTTTGCCATATAAATCCCAAAGGTCTTCTCCCTCAACATAATTTGCATAGAGAATATATTTGCTATCTGGAATAGTCGACTGGAGTCCAGCAATATAGGTAATTCTATCTATAATTGCCTCATCAATAAGAGATTGACCATTATAAGCAAGAATGTCAAAAATATAATAACAAAGGACACCATTCTTTTTCTGTCTTTCAATACACTTATCTTTAAGACAATTGAGAACGGACGTGATTTTTCTACTGCCTTCGTTATTTGGGAAGCAGATTTCTCCAAGCAATACTGTTCCATTGGGTATTGTTGCAAGAGCTTCAGTTATCCAAGGAATCCACTCTGCTTTATCTGTGTAACCGCCATTAACACTTTCTGTTCTACTACGGAGGTGGAAGTTTCCATCCATATCTTTAATAAGCATATTCCATGCTCCATCGTATTTTCTCGCCCCGATATAATTGCCGGACAAGCACATATACTTAGATTCCTCTTTTTTCTTTTTGATATCATATGATTTTGGATGGCTCCAATACTTCATACTTAGTATATTATCGAATCTAACTCCATCAATAATAATTTCATCCATAATAATTCCTCCATATCTTTAACTTACATATATATTATAACATATTTTTATAAAAAAGTAAAGATTTACAATGATATTAAATATTTATAAAGTTCAGAATTTTCATTTCTAACATCAAAAGCATTATTAAAAAATATTGTATTTGGAAAATTAATTTTTGTAGTTTCTCTACATTTTTCATCGATTTCTACTGCAATATATTTATTGATATTATATCCTAGTTCTGAAAAAACGATTTGTCCACAACTTATTCCATCAAACATGCTAAGAACTAAGTATTCTTCATTCTTTGGCAACTCTTTGAAAAACAATTCGATAACTTTGCAAGTCCACCCATTCCCTATTTGTTTTAAGCTTTGATTATCACTACAGGGAAATTGAAACCATTCTGGTATTGTTTGGCATCTTGCAGCTTCTCTGACGGTAAGTCCCCTAATTTTTCCATTAATTTCATATAATCCTGTTTTAGCTCCTTTTCCACCAGAGGACGCGCATAATGTTGGTCCTTTATGATTAATTGAATAAACCCTATTAGCTTGAGAATTTGAACCACAATATCCTATACATTTTAGTCCAAAAGGGGAAACTTTTGGATTTTTTTAATGTTGGTCATCTTATAAGTAATACCATCTGCATTTTCTTCTATAATATCTTTTATCATCATTGAATTAGAACTTATCTCACCTATATTATCGACAATATTTTGCACATAGAACCTTTTTCTATTTTGAGGACTTACCACTGAAGAATTTATTTCAATTCTTTTGTTCCCGAGTTCTTTTTCTATTTGTTCTTTAATTTCTTTACTTGCACTAACATTATTTTCATAAAAGTAATAATCTGGAGCAAACAATTCTTTTGCAATACAATAATTTTTAAAAAGCTCCCATCCTTCACCTGAGCTAACTGTTTCTCTATTTTTATTTGCAATACTCCATTTTGTACATGGGGAGCCTCCAATTAAAATTTTTTTCATTTTTCCTCCTTATTTATAAGATAGATTATATTATAAATTTCCTTCCATGAAGAAGCTCTGATAATATCTTCATCATCTGTATTTCTATTCCACGGATAATCCAATACAATAGAATAATCTTGACCGCCAAAATTATCAAGACAATCATCAATTAATACATCTGCACGAATCATTGTTTTATCAGAACATACAATTAATTTCTTGCGAATATTAATATAAGGGAATGTACGCTGAAGATAACTTTCCTTTTTAGGAGCGTTCTTCATTTCAGTTTTTGTACAAAAATAAATATCGTGACCATCATTAAAAAGTTTTGCTATATATTCTCGACAGCCGTCAACATACTTCATTCTTTTCCATACTCGTTTATCAAGAAAATAGTGTTTAAAATTATCCTTATATTGCGGCTTAACAAAGCTTTCAATATAATATGAAGTTATATTTTCTGAACAAAGATTGTCACCGCTATCTTCATTATAAACAGATAGAACGGCATCGCAAAGATTTCCAATAATATTGTCAACATCAATTAAAATTTTCATTATATCCTCCTTAAAATTTACTATCCCAGAGTGAATTTGAATAGATTTTTCCCCTTGCAAAAGAAAAAAAATAAACGAGAAGTTTAACTTCTCGTTTTACTATCCCGTCGTTTCATCCAGAATGAGTTTCTCCTTTTGGGTTCAAACACAACAACAGCACGAATGCCTTGAAACCGAAAAAGAATACTTGTTGCTAACCCCGATGTGCCTTTCTCCTCCATCGAATCGGTTTCTTCTATTTTACTTGGCCCGCCTCAACTTTTACAGTAATACGTTTACTGAAGGTTTTAACTACCTTTTTGACATAGAGAATTACGTTTTTCAAGCACTTTTCTCAACGTGTGATTTTATCTTGCGGCTCACAACACCTAAACAACATGAAAAAATAAAGCCTATCATCACGACAGTCCATATTTTCTTTTTTGATATCGTGGAGTTGTTTAAAGTATATCCTCCCCGTCATAGTGTATTCTAACTTTAATCTCCACAGAGAGTTGAAAATTGACTATGAATTTGTCTTTCTTACAGCGGCATAATCCATTATGTTATGTCGGTTCATACTTGACTATTCAATTGTAAGCTCCGAATAAATCGGAGAGGTGATCACCAGAACAGATAACTGGCGCAATACTGTTTTTCTGTGCTATTTTTAAGTGAGATTTTCTCTCATTTTCTATAATAATTATAGCACACTTTTATGAAAAAGTCAAGAGTTTGGATATAATTGTTATAGCAGATTTGTCTTATTTTCTCTTCGCCGCGACAGCAAGTTTATCCACTAGTTCATTGTTCACATTACCACTATGTCCTTTAACCTTAACAAAAGTAACATCATCATTTAATAAATATTTATAAATCTCCTGTATAATTTCAAGATTCTCAATAGGTTCGTGTTTCTTACCTCTTGTCCAACCATTCTTTTCCCAACCATATATCCAACCACCTGATTTGAGCATATTTACACAATAGGCTGAATCGCTACGAATTTCGATGGGGCGGCCAGAGTAATTTTCGTGACAATACTTCAATGCCATAAGAATAGCGTAAAGTTCGCAGTGGTTATTAGTTGTATTATCAAAGTGTTGAGAATCTGAATGATATACTTCATTCAAATCCTCACTCACAACTGCAAACGCAGAACCTCCAGCACCTCTCACATACTCTCCATTTACTTTTGTCATCGTAGCACTTCCATCTGTAAAACAAATAATTTTATTCACATGCATTCTCCTTTTTTATATGCTAATCTGTAAGTTAAAAATCGTCCATTGTCAACAATACAAGATAAATGATACTCATCCCATTTTAAATGAGAAATTATACATTGTCTTGGGAAAGTTTGTGGAAATTTGTGTCTAAAAAATGAACCATCTGGACTATAATAATGAAGTACATATTGTTCCCAAGAATCTGCTTCAATTACTCTTGATTGATGGTCCATGATTTTAATATAGCAATCTTCAGATTCTTTGTGAGGACAAGTAAAACTTATATTTGTTTCAATAACTTCTATCATTTATTTATCTCCTTTTTATCTAAAATGTCTCTTTCTGGATTGGTAATAATAGAGAGGTATAATTCTGGATTTACAAAAGTATATTCCATATTATTCCATTTAATAATATCTCTTGCACAGAGGTTATTTCTATCTTCTTCACTCATATTAGCAACTTCAATTATCTCTTCTTCTTGTAAAGAATATAATTTAATAGTAGGCATACAAGGATATTCCGAGTTTTGATTTAAAGACTCTATTATTTCAATAAAAAAAATCCAAATCATCTGCGTCTTCAAAATATGCTAACCCAAGAGTTTCATCATCACAGCCTATGTTTCTGATTAATATTTTCATATTATCCTCCTTAATATTCATACTTAACTGAAATTATTGAACAATTCTTCATCTTTCCATCAACTTTTCGTTTTGTTTCAATAATATCAAACCCATTTTCAATTAATTTTCTTTTTAAAGTTGTCCAACCCAATAAATTGCCTCTTGAATTTTTATATCCAAAGAAAGATGCTAATTTCTTTTTATCATCTACAAATAAAGGTTTTCCAACAATAGAATTTAATTTTCTTATAATCTCTCTTTCTGAGCGGGCAAAAGGTTTATCTTCAATAAATGTTGTCGCCGCAGAAATCTTATTATATCCATTTTCAATGGAATTATATTTTTTAATATAAAAATCTTCCCATTCAGACAATTCTGATTCAGGACATATTTTAATTATATTAAAAGAAAAATCCTCTGGGGTTTGTCCAAGCTCAAAATGAAACTTATCTTCAAATTCAGTTGCTTCTTCGCTTTGTTTCATATGCTCTTGCCATCTATACATGATATTTACACTTTTACCGATGTATATCTTATTATTTTTTATATTTTTTATCATATAAATTCCAGTCATAAGAAAACTCCTCTCATATCTTATAATATAATTATACCATAAAATACAGGAGAAGTCAAGAATTATTCATCTTTTTCTATAAATACTTCATAAAATATATTATCTAATATCTTTTCAATATTAGAAATTTCCCAAAAAGGAATTTCTATTAGATTAATGTTATTATTTTTACAGTATTCTCTCTTTAAATTATCATACTCTTTTTGAATTAAAAATTTTTCTTGTCCTCCAAAATAATTGTATGGTCTATAATGTTGCTCTCCTTGAAATTCAATTAAATATTTTATTTGATTTTGTGAATTAAAAACTGCAAAATCAAATCTTAAGGGACGATTTTTCCCCTGAAGATCATTAAAACTAAACTGAGTTGTATATGGAACTTTTATCTTATTTAAGTATTCTTTTATTAAAAATTCTCCTTTTGAAATGTTTAAACAACCACATGAAACTCTTGAATTTCTTAGTTCATAGCTACCTATACTAAATCTTGTCTTATCTTTACATTGACATTCTACAATCCAATATGATTGAGAGCCTGCTTTAGGTAAAATGCTAGTATCTCTTTCTATTACTTTTAACATTCCAAATTGCTTTCCTGTTAAATCAATACTTCTTCCTTTGCTTATTCTCTCTTTTGTACAACGGCATCTTGGGAAATGATTATTTTTTATGTTAGTTGCAGATTCTGGAGGTAAAATTTCTCCACATTTTAAACACTTTCCAACCCATCTTGCGTGTCCAAATTTATCGCTATCAACATTAAATAAAACCTCAAAATCTTTAAAAATTTTTCCAGTTAAATCTTCTTTTATTCCGTTTGTAAATTTAGAAAATCTAATTTAGGATATTTTGTTTGAATATTTTTAATAACATTTGGCTGATAAGATAGATATCCCAATAATAAACAAAATTCTTTTTTGGATTTTGCTTTATCTAATATTTTTTTTAATTGGGTTTCATTAAATTCCGTCCATAAAGGTTTCCCTCCTTTCATTATTCATCTTCTCCTTGAATAAAACATTCATAAAAAATCTGTGCTTCAGTAAAAAGTTCAAGTAAACCGCGACTATTATCTATAACACAATCATACTCATAATCTTCAACGTTATCATCTGCATGATTGCCATATATCATAGAAATAGAACTTCTTTTTACTAAAACTGTAAGAGCATTATATTCTTCAACAAAACGTTTTATTTCTGCCGGCTCACGACAATCTACAAAAACTGCGGTTACACCAGAACACATTAAATTTTCAATTTTATCACAAACAATCTTGTGCGGCAAATCATTCCATTCAGTAAGGAGGTCTTTTAAATCGCTAAGCATTTTTCTGTCTTTTGGTTCTTTACTACCATCCCATCCAAAACTTTTTGCTACCTCTTTAACATAATCTATTGTAGAAAGAATTTCAATTTTTTTACCATGGGCAGCAGCAATTTCAACTATCATATTTTCTACAGTTGTATTATGTGTAACGAGGAAGTCTGTTGCTAAAAATAAATGTTCCTCATTATCCACATAAAAACAAGTCATATCCTCTTGATAATTTAATTTTTCTATTTTTATAATTTTAACTGTATTATATTTAAAAATGGATTTTTTTAATTTTAAGGCTATATCTCGTTTTCTTCTTAAAGAAAATAATTTATATTTTTCTTCATTCGGAATTTTTATACAAAGGTTATAACATACTCCATTAGTATATTTATCTCTTTTATCTTTACTAATAATAGAAACATACCCTAAGGAACCAAGAATATATTTTAAATCTTTCACTAAATTAATACTTGTAGAAGTAAAACGTACCATTCCGTCCTTTGTAATGCTACCATCTGTATCCATTAGCCCTTGAATAAGGGATAATCGTTGTTCTATTGAACCATATTTATATTTATCAGGAATTCTTTTATTATAAGAATATTGACAAATTTCATCAACAAAATCTTTAAAAAAAGTTTGTGTTTGATAATATTTTTTTAAAACATTATTACAATTTTTTTCTCCTTTTTGACATAAAAAACTCCATGAATAATTGTTTTTATTATTTTTATGGTATCCATATCCTCCTAACAGGGAATTGATTTTTTCAACAATTTCAATATCATTTGAAGATAAAGTCAGTATTCTTTCTAAACAACATCCATCTCCTAAAAAAGCTCCAATAATATAGGGATGTATGTCATAATTTATTTCTGGATATTCTATTGGCTCGGAGCATTGTATTGAAAATCTATAACCATTTCTATCAGAAATCTTAACCCCTTCTTCTAAAATTTGTTGCGTAGTGTACGTTTTAAATAAATTTTTACTTTTATTTCTATGCCAAGAAGATTTATGAACATTCCATAAATGATCCTTAGAACATTTTATTTTTCTTCCGTCACTAAAAGTAATTTCATAAACATCTCTTTTTCCTTGAGGATATACTCCTAAAACCTTAGTTGGATTACCCTTTCGATCAAAAATATAATCACCAACTTTTATTTCACCAACTTTTTTTAATCCATAAGGAATTGGAATTATTTCACTATTACAAAGAGCCTTTCCAGAGGAACCTTTCCCATTCATAATAAAAATTTTAATAACAATCAACCTCCTATTTTCATTTTTTTCAATGAATCTGCATAGTTATTATTTACTTCAAAAATAAAGTTTCTCTGTTTCTTTAATTCTTCAATTATCTCTGGTGACATATTGACATTAAATCCTTTTCGAGGGGCATTTCTTGCTTCTATAAACGGATTTAAATTACATTGAATTACCTCATGAACATCATCAGGATAATTATAAAAAACAATACTGTCTTTAGACCTATCTCTTATTTCATCAAAAATAGAAAAGTCAGATTCTTCTCCGGATAAGGTATAAGTTAATATTTTAGGATTTTTATTTTCATATAAATATCCTACAGAATCATAAATTTTACTTAATTTTCCTTCGTTGCCGCAACAAAAATCAGAGAAATTTTTAACGAACTCATTATCAAAAATTGATAATAATTTTTCATCCTCAATATTATAATATTTACTTATATTTTTTAATTGTTCTGGTGTCAAACATGATATAATAGAATTGTTAGAGTTTAAAAAGTTATAATGTTTTGCCTCATTTATTACATAATATAGAGGATTAAAAGTGCTTAAAAAGATTATATCTTTATTGCTTTTAATTTTCAATTTTTTTATAATATGTTTCTTATCAATGTATTTTAAAGTCTTTTTAATTCTACGATTACAAAAAATTTTAAAATTAAACTCAGAAATTTGAGATATGGTACTTAATAAATAATAAGAAATAAGACCAAGAATATCATCTGTATAATAAAGTATAAAATCTTTATTGAAATAATCTTTATATTTTTCAATAAATTGATTTGTAATTTTATTAAAAATAATATTCGTTTCATTTTCTTCAAATTTTTTATCATATTTATAATATTCAAGATTCATATTATGAAAAAGCTTATACTGTAAATACTGCATTATCATCACTCCTTTTTATTTTTCTATAATAATTATACTATAATAAACAATAAAAGTCAATAAATTAAAGAGGTGAATAAAGTGGAATTAAAGTTAAAAATACTCAAAGATATTTGTGGTAGAAATGCTGCAAATCTTGTGTTTAAACTTGCTGAATTAAAAGATATAAGAATTACAAAAGACGGCAGGACTTTTAATGGTAAGTCTATGCTTGGAATATTAGTAAATAAATTAACTATTAATGATAATATCATTATAACATTGGAAGATGTAAATGACAAGGATAAAGCTATAAAAGCTTTTGAAAATTTAGCAGAGGTGATATAAGAATGGATTACAGAATGTACAGTGGCGGCGCCCCAGCAGGAGAAAATGTTGTTGAAATTATTAAAAAACATTTAGAAGAACAACATCAAATTAAAGTTGATAAACTCGTTTTAGATTTTGTTGGCTTTGAAGGTGCGGCAGGAACAAAATTCACAATTAACAAGCATAAGGATAAAATGGCTATTCCGGCTTGTGGACATTTTATTACTCCATATGATGGTGACAAATATGTTAAAATAACAAGTTTAGTTTTTGATCAAGCATTTACTGGAGATATTTATTTTATTATGTGAGAGGTGATATAAATGGCATTTTTTGACCCATTTGGCGGAGCCCCAGGTAAGGACGGTAGAGGAATTTCCTCTATAGTGTTTGTATCGAGCACTGGAGGTTCTGTTGCTGGTATTGCTGGAGCAACCGATACTTATAAAATTAATTATACAGATGGTACTCATGTTGAGTTCCAAATTAAAAATGGAGAGAATGGAACTCCTGCTATTATTGATACTGAAATGAGTGATACAAGCGAAAATACAGTTCAAAATAAAATAATCAAAAAATATGTTGATGATATTGTTGGAGATATTCAAACAATATTAAGTACATTAACAACAGTTGAATAAGGAGGGATGAAAATGGCAACAATTAGTGAACTTTTATCTCAACTTCAAACTGATAAGAATAATTTAGTTGCGAATTTAGTTGCAAAAGGAGTAGAGGCATCTACTTCTGAAACTTTCACAAGTTTAGTGCCAAAAGTGCTTGCAATATCCACTGGCATCGATACTTCAGATGCTACAGCAACTGAGAGAGATATTCTTTTTGATAAAACAGCTTATGTTGATGGACAAAAACTAACCGGTACAATTGAAAGTCTTGAAGCTACGGAATATATTCCATCTACTAATGACCAATACATAGACTCAGGATTCTATATTAGTGGCCCGCAAATTATTAAAGGAGACATGAATTTACTCCCAACTAATATCCGAGAAGGTGTTACAATTTTTGGAGTAGAAGGAGAATATGACTCAGGCGGCGGAGGTATAGAAGAAAGTACTTTTATTGACTGTACGTCTTTTAATAGTTCAACAGAAGTATATAATGAATATAGCAATGTAATTATGGTATCTCAAGATGGAACATACCAAAATTTTTCAAATTTAGAAGATGGAAGTACTTATAATCGTATATGTGCATACTATGGTTCTGGAATAGCAGGTATTAACCTAAGAGCTGATGTAGCAAATAGCGGTTTTTATGGTATTTCCCCTCTGATGTTCTCGAGTAATTATGCACTATTAAAAACAGTACATTTTGTCTCTACTTGGATTACTCCTGCTATAAATATAAAATTAATCCAAGCCGATTCTGTAGATGAAATTCCAACAAAAATACAAAACTCTGTTTTTGTATATCAGAAAACTGTGATTCTTACTTCTACAACTAATAGTCAACCAACATTTTTTGAATTAACTGACTTACCAATTGGAGAATATTATGTATTTGTAGAAATTCCAAGTAGTATTTGGGGTAACGATGCTACGCTCTCTATGTTGAATTTCTTATTTATATAAAAGAGGTGAATTAAATGTTATTGAAATCAATTAGTCCAGTTAATAAATTTGATTATGTAAGAATAAAGGATAATATATATAAAATAAAACTTAGAACAGATATATTGGAATATAATAATTATTATTCTTATAATCAGTATGAGATAATTACTGAAATTACAAACGATAATATTGACGAGGAAATAGAAATTAATTTTGATAAATATCTTGAACTTGGTAAATTTGAAGATGAGATAAAAAGGAAAGAAAATTTAATCAAATCTTATAAAAAGAATTTATCAAATTCTGATTATCAAATAATTAAGACTCTTGAAAACTATAGCCTTGGATTAACACTTCCTTATGACTACTCTGAATTAATTTCAGAACGCCAAGAAATGAGAGATTTAATCAATAATCTTGAGGCCGCAGAAACAGAAGATATTGATGAATTAGCTCAATGTAAATCAAGAAAAATTACTGAAATGTGTTCAATATGTCAGACAACAATAACGAGTGGAATAGATTATAATAATGAACATTACCGCCTTAATACTACTGACCAAATTAATTTAACTTCTCTTGGAGCATTAGCTCAACAAGGAAAACCGGTTCCATATCACGCTGATGGACAGGTTTGTAGAATTTATTCTCCTGAAGAAATGGTTGGTTTAGTTCAGGCTGCAACACAATTTATTACATATCATACAACTTATTTTAATCTTCTTAAACATACAATTTCAGACATTAATGACATTGATGAGGTTAAAAGAGTTAAATATGGAATGGAACTTTCTCCTGAGTATCAAACAATTTTAAATACAATTTTAACACAGTGATGGTATGAAAAAGATACTTTCATTATTAAAATTTTTAATATTATTTATCTTTGGCGGCGCCATATATTTTTTAATTGAAATATTATGGCGCGGCTATTCTCACTGGACTATGTTTATACTCGGAGGACTATGTTTTGTAATTGTCGGAGCAATAAATAATTTTATTCCTTGGGAAATGCAATTTGAGAAGCAAATGGGAATAGGAGCGATTATAATAACAACTCTTGAATTTATAGTAGGTGTTATTGTTAATTTAATTTTAAAATGGAATATTTGGGATTATTCTATGCTACCATTTAATATTTTAGGTCAAATTTCATTACCATTTACTTTGATATGGTTTTTATTAAGCGGCGTAATAATTATTGTAGATGATTGGCTACGATATAAATTATTTAAAGAAGATAAGCCGAAATATACTTTTATTTGGAGGCGTAAGAAATGAAGAAAATTGAGACATCAAAATTATTTTTATTTATTATAACAATTATTACCGCCTTAATTGTTGGACTTTCTTGCTGGTTTGTGATAAAATATAATAGTGAAAATACATTAAGCTTTTTAATTCCAAGTGTTTTTACAGAGCTTGGTGCAGCAACCGGAGTTTATTATTGGAAATCAAAATCTGAAAATAAAATTAAAATGACATTAAGTGCAGTTCAAGAATTATCACAAATAGATGATTTAACAGAAGAACAAGTAAGAATAATTGAAGCATTAGTTAATACTTTAAATTAAAGGAGGGAATATAAATGGCTATATTAATACCAGATAAAACATCTACTTTAAATGGTCTTAAAGTAAATGAGTTTTTACTTACAAAACACAATCCAAATAAAATTGATATGCCTTGGGCGGCAATGCCACAAAAGCCACTTGGCGTAACAGTTCATAATACAGATTGGATTTCTACTGCATCTGGCACAACGCCAGCAGAACAGTACACAAGAGCAACCTACAATGATAATATGGGGGATGTTAGAGTACATTACTATGTTGATGATAAATGTGCTTGGCAGAACTTACCACTTACATTAACAGGTTGGCACGCAGCAGATGGAGATGGGGACGGTAATAGAAAAACTATTTCTATTGAATGTATAATGAAGAGTGCAACCGATAGTACAAGTCTTAAATCTGAAGATAATTGTGCTAAACTCGTTGCTTATTTGCTTAATAAATATGGTTTAAATGTTGAGGATAATCTTTTTACTCATAGTCACTGGCTTAATTACGAAGATGGTGCTCGCGGCGGCAACGATTATCTTAATACTAAAAAAAGAAATGGTAAAAATTGTCCAGTTTATATTTTGCCGCACTGGGATAATTTTAAGAAAAAGGTACAGGCAGAGCTTAATAAATTAAAAGGAACTTCTACTTCTACAAGCACTTCAACATCTCAAACATATAGAGTAGGAAAAACTTGGTCTGATGAAAAATCTCAGATAGGAGCTTATTCAAGTCTTGAAAACGCAAAGAAAGCTTGTAAGGTAGGCTATACAGTATTTGATAACTCTGGGAAGGCAGTTTATACAAATAAAGGAAACGCTTCTACTACAACTTCTACAACTCAAAAAATTGATGTAACTTATAGAGTTTATACTGGAGGTACTTGGTTACCAGAGGTTAGAAACTGTAATAATTCCAATGATGATGGTTATGCCGGCATAGAAAATAAAGCAATTCGTGGTCTCGCCGCTAAAGTATCTAAAGGAACTCTTAATTATAGAGTCCATATTAAAAACGGTGGATGGTTAGGCTGGAATAAAGCTTATAATATAAAAGATTGGTCGAAGGGCTGTGCGGGAGCAAGGACTAAAGATATTGACGGTATTCAGTTTGATTTTGAAGGAGTTAATGGATATGAAGTTAAGTATAGAGTATCTTTAACTGGAACAAATAAATATCTTGATTGGGTAACTGGTTATAACAATACTTCCGATGGATACGCAGGTATCTTTGGCAAAACAATTGATAAAGTACAAGTTGAAATTGTTAAGAAATAATAGCGTGCCGTCTTTATGGCGGCACAATAATATAAAAGGAGTGATAATATGATTTTAAGTTTATTAGGAACTTCTACCGCTTCTGTAATTGGAGTTATTGGAATCTTAGCTGCATTTGTTTCAATCATTACAGAAGTTCTAAAAGGAATTATTCCAAAATCATTTCCTACTAAATTACTTGTTTTAATTATTTCACTTATTATTACTGTTTTAGCAGTTATCCTTTTCTGTGAAATTAGCTTTAAAATGATTGCGGCAGGAATTATAGGAAGTTTTGTTGTTAGCTTCGTTAGTATGTATAGATTTGATTCTTTAAAATCAATTTTTGATAGATTCACAAAGAGTAATAGCGGAGGTGAAGATTAATGGCTGATGCTAAAGATTATTTAGAATTATGGAGAGAAAGATATTCTTTTCCAAGCTATATTGGTGATAATTTTCGATTATCTGAAGATGGTACTATAGTTCTTGATAATGAAGAAGAATGGTCTGTTGCACAAAAAATATTATTACAGAGTAGTGCTGTTGGTACTTCCAAGAACTTTTATTTAGACCCCAAGCCATTATTTAATAAGTTAGGAGAAATTTATACTAATATTATTAATAGTTCTTTTACAAGTGCAAGAACTGATTCTATAAAAATGAATCGTAATAATATGGATTATACTAATGGTAGTGGTTTACTTGTAGACCAAACTCCAGTATATCCGTTTTTCTGTTTTTTGTATGGAATGTCTGAGGAAACATCATCAAAAGATGTTTATAATGATTGGTATAATGAAAATGTAGTTATAGATATAATATCAGCTATATCTGAAAATAATAGTATTGATGATTCTAAAATGCCAAATGTAATTAATATTGATTACAAATTGCTTCAAAGTAAAACGTTTCCGAGTTTTGTAAAAACACAATATCAGAATTTGCAGACTTATTTAGAATACTATACAGGATGGTACTTAAACGCAGATTATCCAAGTAACTTTTCTACATTGTTTAATGAAGATTCAGAAGATGTCGAAATTTTTTGGAAAAAACACTGGTACTGTATTAGAACTACAAATACAGAAACTTCACAAGTATTAGAATTTTATCTTCCTAATGAAAAATTTATTGAGCAATTTAGACTATTTAAAAAGAAAATGCTTGATAAGGTAAGAGGATTACAGTTATTAATGCCTCAGTACCACAGAAGAGTTGAAGTTGAAGATTTAGATGAAAACTTCTGGGTTATTTCCATAATTCTTGATGCTGTTGTCAATGCATTATGGGGTCCTTATGGATTAATTGATGTTGTTAGACAATTAATTTTAAAGGTTACTCAGATTGAAGATTTTCTTGGATTAAGTAGTTTAACTGGAATTGAATTGCTTTATGATGGTAAAGATGAATTATATTTTGATATGTATAGTAGATTTTTATTATCGGGGCTTGAATTAAAATTAAAAACTCAAAGTGGAGAGAGAATTATTAAAAATATATTTAAAAGTCATACTGAGTATGTGAATAGAAATAGTACCACAGACGGCTATGATTCACGAGAAGAGTTATTCTTTGGAATACAAACTAATGAAATTGATTCTCATGAAGAGGGAATAGAAACTGGAACCTTATATGATTCTGATATAATTTCTTCAGATGGAGCTGTAGAGGTAGCAACTGGGAAAAAATTTATTTCTTTAAGTGCTATCATAGATGCTATTAATGATGAGATTGAAAATAATAAAGTAGGATTAGGCTCTTATGATTATAATATTGGGGCGGCTCATAAAGAATTTTTTCAAAAATTTGATATTACCCCCGACGGGACATTATCTCCTGGAGATTTAAAAAGAATTTCAGAAGATAATTTAAATGTATATACTGGAGAAATATTATCAGCAGAAGAAATGGATAGATTTTCTAAGTATGCATCTGCAAAAGATTACTTATTAGGATTATTAGAAAAAGAGCTTACTGAGGAAAGCGATGAATATAAATTATTAGAAGACCTACATCTGATTGAGGAAGGCAATATTAAAACAAATGCTAAGGATTATATTAATAACACTCTTTTTAAACAAAAAAAAGTTTTATTAGAAATGGCTTCTATAAATCTTGATAACAATAATGATAAAGAAATTAGTTCACAAGAGTATCTAAATTATGCTAATAATCAGATTAATGAAATAAGAGATACTTTAGACTCTATAATAGCTACCTATTATGTTCGTGTTTCTGGTGGAACGGAGGATTTAAAAAATTTATCAGAACTTGAGAAGGCTACTACTAAACTGGGCAACTTTATAAATTTAACGCAGAAAGACTTAAATGATATGCCATGTACGTTAGAATTATTACAAAAACATTGTAATTATTTGGATAATTATTTTTTAGCAAGGAATAAAACATATCTTAATATAGAATTTTTACAAAAAAATGGAGAATTTATATATATACCATATATACAAGAAGGTAATACATTGTCGGGATTATTAAAAATTAATATAAATACTATAACCGATATAGAACAACAGGAAATAAACAAAATTCTTCTTTCCAATAGTACTCTGGCAACTCCTGACTCTGTATATTATATAAAATCAAATAATAAAAATGAACACCACACTTGGATCCAAAATTGGTATAATTTACGGTCAAAATTGGAAGAAACATATGAGAATTATGAAATATGCGGGGGACAAGTAACCAAAACAGTCCCCGTACCTGTGTTTGAAGTAGCCGGAAAATCAGAAGGAAATAATGAGATAAAATGGAATTCG